GATGCAGTTGCGATCAAAGACCGTCAAACTAGAACTGTGTCTCAAGCTCGACCCCAACGATGACCCAAAGAAGGTTCCGTTTGGTATGCAGAACTTTACTGTGTGGAGCAAACCAAAGAAAGGACACACGTATGTTATTGGTGCCGATGTCAGTCAGGGTCTCAAGCGAGGTGACTGGTCTGTCGCCTTAGTGTTCGATCGACACGATGGTACGTTTGTGAGCGAGGCAGCAATGTTGCGAATCAAAACACCAGCACCAGCTTTTGGTGAAATGCTTTGTTTGCTGGCCGAATGGTATAACGACGCATTCATTGTGCCGGAAGCCAACGGTCCTGGCTTGGCTGCGTGTACAAGAGTCGTCGAAAACAGATATCCGCATATCTATCATCGCCGCACAATGGATATGATCAAGGGCAGAGTCAGTGACCCGAACACGTTTCGCTTTGGATTCCTGGTCACAGCGTCTACGAAAACTAGAGTGTTAGCAGACACGCAGGAAGCAATCCGTACAGAATCGTTGAATTTTCTGAGTGAAGAGCTGATAAAGGAGCACCTGTCTTTCGAGTCAAACGACGGAAAAATGCAGGCACCCAAAGGTCAGCACGATGATACCGTAATGGCCACAGCGATGGCTTTTTTTGGGCACACACGTGCTGCGCCACCGGTAGACCGCAAAGCTCAAGCAGCTGCTGCGGCGCAAACATCTAATATTCCTCAACAAAATCATAATATATGGGAAGCCGTATTGGCCAAAATCGCGCATGATACGCGCAACCAGAAGCGCGAAAACAAACGTGAATCAGTAAGGAATATGCGCAAATACAACCGATAATTCCCAGGTTGTATTTTGTATGATAGGTTCGCACTATGACTGGCGCAATGATTCTCGCATCACTTGGATTTCTTGGAATTTTAGGTACAGCAGTAACAGCTCTACACTGGCTACTTAAAGGACACCGTGAAACAGTTGAGCTCTTGATAAAGAACAACCAAGAGATTAGCACGACATTTGAGAAAGTGCAGGGTGATTACCTGGACCATCTAAAAAACGCAGCGCCTATTGGTGGTTTGCCGCGTGACTTATGGATGGAACAGCACGAATTAAAGAAGAAGGAACAGTCGTTACGAGAACGGCAGTTGGATATTGAGACACCATTGCGACGAGCTGCACTAGAAGCGAAACTAAAAAAACAGGGTCGAATGAACGGGCAGCACAGAGTAATGGATCCAGAGGCGTAGGATGAGTGAAGGAAAAAAGCTAACGAAAGCCCGTGCGCGGGAAATGCTTTCGGAAGCACAAGGACTTTATGATGACGCAATCACTGCCATTGCGCAGAGAGCACCGTATCTTATTGAAAACATGGCTTTTTACCGTGGTTTACAGTGGGGCACAGCGTCTCCGCTAGGCTGGGTACAGGATGATTACGACCTGGATGAAGCGCGAGAAGTGCTCAATCATATTCGTCCGACAGTAAGAACAGCGGTATCTGACACGCTGCGGTCGCTGCCTAATCCGGAAGTGGTGCCAAACAACAGCGATCAAAGCTCACTTGCACGAGCTGAGGTATCTCAAAAGCTTGTACGTAGTTTTTTAAAGAACGGCGTTATGAATTATGAGACTTTATATCGCGGAGAAACTGCAGCGCAAATTCACGGAGCAGCATTTTACAAGGTAATTTGGGACCCAAACAAAGGTGATTACGACGAATTCCCTATTACTGACCCCGAAACAGGGCTTCCTGACACAGATGAGTTCGAAATGCCGCGCATGGAACGACGCGCAGAGGGTGAAATATCTGTACAATTTGTGGACATTATCTCAGCACTAGCTGATCCACACGCAAAAGACGAAGAAAGTATTCAGCATGTGTTTCACCGCAAGCTTTTGCCTTTGCGGATTCTAAACGACCAGTTTCCATTCGATCACTACGGCAAGTCAACAGAAGGTCGATGGTCAATTGGTAGACAAGACGAGTCATTGCATGCGACACAAATTGTAGAAAACGATGGGCGCAGTTTTGACATACCGTCAGCTGCAGGCAGGCATACGAATGCAAGCGAGAATCAATTAGGAGAACTCATTGAGTTTTGGGAAAAACCAAGTAATCGCTATCCTGGTGGGCGTCTTATTATTTTTTCTGCTGATGTTATTGTCGCTATTGGGCCTTTGCCTTACGAGTGGCCATGGGTACTACGTTTAGGGCAAAACCTATTACCTAATGGCTTATACCCCGATGGTGTTGTCAAAGACATCATTCCTGTACAGCGCAGCATCAACCTAAGCGCAAGCAAACGCAAGGAGTGGGTTGATAAGGTTCTTAGTCCTCCGCTTCTCGTTCCATACGGAAGTGGAATCAATACGGATATGTTTTCCGATATGGCAGGCGAACTCATCGAATACAATCCCGGTGCTCGACCAGAATGGATGCGCGTACCTGATATCCCTGGCAGCATGTTCAATTTTGAAGATTTCGCAGTCAACACACTGCAAACCATCTCTACATATGGAGATGTAAACCGTGGACAGCCACCACAGGGGTACGATTCAGGTCGTGCGCTTTCGTATTTATACGAGTTTAGCAAGGCAATTCATGAGCCAGATGTGCATTTGTTTAAGGCAGATGTGGCAAAAATACTGCAGAAATGCCTTCGTTTGGCGCGTGATTTCTATGAAGAAGGCAGGATTGTACGCACCTTGGGCGCGAATAAAAGGCTGTTATCTCAAGAGTTTAGACGTAATGACTATGATTTTGACGCTACGGTTACAGTCGAGCCGTTTAGCGGTACACCAAATAGTCGCGCATTGCGTTATGCAGAAGCAATGGAGCTGTATCAGCTTGGTGCGTTTGATCCCGATAATCCTGCAGCAAAAGCGTTGCGTCAGGTGCTCGAAGTTGATTATGAAGATGCACCAACGCGGCATAGGTTAGAGAATCATTATTCTCGAGCTCGCAGTGAGAACCGTAATTTACTGGATAATCCGTTCTTTGTGCCTGAATTGCTAGACGAAGATAATCACGAAGTGCATGCAGAAGTGCATTCAGACTTTGCGGTATCCCCTGAGTTCTTAGCTTTGCCTGAAGCAGCAAAACAGCAGTTTAGGGCGCATATTGCAGAGCATGAAATGAAGCTCGCGCAACAAACAGAAGCGTTCGCAACGGAATCACAGATGCTTATGGGTAACGCGCAGTCTGCTGCCGGTGGTCCTCCACCTGCTAGCGACCCACAAATGCCATCGCCTTTCGATGGTGGAGGTGGCGCATATGGTCAAAATCAAGAGTCTGGCAACGTAGAACTGCCTCCACCACAAGATGTTGTAGCCTTCCCGGAATAAGGTCTTGTTTGACAGGTAAAAATAATAAGGTAGTATCAACCCATGACCGATTTGAGAACTGAAATATCAGAAGCAGACCAAGCATTATTCGGGGAACAGGGAACACCCGCACCCGCACCAGAAGTAGACGCGCAGCAGTTGATGGCTGACGCAGGCGTGGAAATTCCTTCAGAACCTGATCCTATGCCAGAGCAAGTAGCGTCACTATTTGAGCAAGCAGGTATCGCAATTCCCGGTGTTGAGAATAACGCACCTTCCACAGAACAAGCTGTGCAAGCAGAGCAAGCGCAGCAAGTAATTCCAGAGGTTGAGTCTGAGCCTGAATATACGCAGCAGGATATGATGAATGCGTATATGCAGCAGCAGCAACAGCTTTCGCAGCAGCTCGCGGAACTGCAGCAGCAGCAAATGATGCAGCAGCAACAACAAGCGCAACCGCCAGCTCAACCGCAGCTAAACCTGAACGATCCCCAACAATTAGCAAACGCAATGGAAACAGTGGGTCTAGATCCAACCTCTGCAACAGATGTGTATATGTTCCGTTCAGATTTTGAACGTCGTACGCAACAGCAGCAGTACGAAACACGAATCAATGAATTGCAGCACTATATTAGTAATATGCAGCAACAAAGCGTGTATGCGCAGCATGAAGCCGCAGTTGATGCGCAGGTTGACGCAACATTGAATGTGTTTGGAGAAATACCTGCGCAGGTTGCACAAAACATCAAACATCATGCAGCAACAATGTTATCTGAAGGGCTGGCTCAAGATTATGGGCAAGCGATTCAGCATGCAGTGGCCCCTTATCTGCCGTTGTTGCAAATGGTTCAGCAGGCACCAGCCGCGCCAACCGCGCAGCCTGCACAACAAATCGCACCTCCGACTAAACGAGAAGTTGGCGGTCAAGCAGTGTTAGCTGCAGCTCTTTCTGGAGGGAGCAGTGGTCACGGTCCAACCCTAAACGACCTTGATGTCGACGCGCTTGAAAAGGCGTTGTTTCGAGATAATTAGTACCGAGGAACAAACGAATGGTATCTTACGCAGGAATTAATGAAATAAGCGTCGGCTCGGGTCAGTCCAGATCTGCCTACGCAAATCTTCTCAAATATTACTATGGCCCGAAATGGGACGCATGGATTCACACTGAAGCTCTTATTGCAGACAAAATCGGCAAGAAAAAGGGTGTTATGGGTGGTGTTGCTAAAGTCAATGCTGTCACCACATCTCTTCCGCAATCTGCTGGAATGAGCTCCGGCGAAGGGTACTACCTTCCTGAGCCAACAGCTGGCACACATGTCAACCCGCGTATTGTTGCGCGAGATATGTACACGCGCCTTCGCTGGACAGGTCAGTCTCAACGCGCTGCTCGAGCAGGTGATAAGGCTGCTTTTTCTCGTCCAAAGCAAAGTGATGTTGAAGACGCAAGAATACAGTCAACGCTAAACTTTGCGCGGAAACTATATCTTGGATACTACGACGTATACGGAACAGTAGCTTCTTATAGCGAACCTACAGTAACACTTGCTGGTCGCGAAGACAGAACATCTGCTGCAGCGAACTATTACAAGTTTGGTACTCATTATATGCGTGAAAACCAAATGATTGGTTTCGTTGACACATCAGACGGTATTGCGGGCAATCCTAGCTTTAGTCATAACACGAGCAATAATCTTATAAAGATAAGCGGTGTCGGTGGCACATTAGCTTCGCCGACAATTACGTTGCAGACGGGTGCGGTTGTTAGTGGCGGAAATGCGCTAGCTTCTTTGCTTACTGGCGGAGACGCTCCTGCTGCAGGTGACCTTGTTATTCCTTACGCTAGCCGTAAAGACAGTGTTTCGAGTGATGCGACGATGGACACAGACTTCTTCACCTTTAATGGTGTCGGTTCTGTAGTTCTTCCTTCTTCGCATTACAGTCATCTATATGGTCTTTCAAAGACTACTTATGACAAACTTGGTGGTGTATTCGATGTTGCGAGTGATCCTACCTCCCCGCGTGAGTTTGCGGAATCTAGACTTACTCTAATGATTCACCGTATTCGCAACGAAGGTTCTGGTGGAACTCCAGATATCGCAATGCTGCATGATTCAATGATGCGAGAGTTTCTGGCTTTGAATGAAAACAATCGTCGTTTTGCTCCAGTACAGCAAGGCAAATACGGTTACGGGCAGATTCAGTACATGGCTGGTTCTACCGTTGTACCACTCGTTGAAGATTGGCTCTGTCCTCCGAAGCAAG